TATCCAAATTCAAAAACAACTACACCATCACCACCATAACCAGTTGTCATGCTTCCATAACCACCGCCAGCGCCACCCAGGCCTCCACCACCAGAACCATAAGTGCCATTACCTGGGCTACCTAAACCAGTTTGATACTGTGAACCAGCGCCGCCATTACCGTAAGAAGCTCCACCACCACCTCCACCAGCACCTGATTCATTTCCACCCGACCCAGCACCGCCAGCACCGCCAGAGCCACCATAACCGCCTATACTACCTCCAGTACCACCAGCAGATCCATTATTTCCGCCAGCACCACCATCACCACCATTAGACGAACCTATGTTTGTTACCGCGCCTATAATGGTATAAGTACCACCGCCGCCTCCAGCTATTGCGTTGTAACCACAGTTATCACCTATTGAAGACCCAGCACTTCCATCTGTACCTGGAGCGCCTCCTTGAGTACCACCGTTTGCGGTTAAAGTAAAAGACTGAGAATTTATAGTCCCCGTAACAATGGTTTGCGTCCCTGGTTGCCCAGATGTAGCTCCACCACCAACAAAAGAATATCTATTGTCACGCGCAGCCCCCGGTGCACCACCAGTGCCAATCGTAAAACTTATGGTATCTCCTGGTAGACAATTACCCTCAACAGCGATAAAACCACCACCGCCACCACCAGAACCTCCTGAATGGTTAACGGACCCACACCCTCCAAAAAGACCACCACCGCCACCTCCGCCACCGCCAGCAGCAAGTATTCGTATTCTTGAAATAGTATCGGGTACAGTAAAAGTACCACTTGAGGTCTTTATGTCTTGACTAAGATCTACTGGATATACTCTTTTCCAAGTGCCACCATCATTTACATAAACTTCTCTGCATATTTCCCAAGTACCACCGTTGTTAACGTAGATAAGTCTAGTAGTTTTCCAAGTACCAGCAGAATTAACGTACGGTTGAGGTGTTGTATAAACAGTCATTTACCATTTTCCTAACGGACATGTAGAGCTAGTAACTTGCACTCTAAATTTTAATATGCAGTTACATTCACTACAGCCATCAAAATGTTCATATAAAGTAGTCTTAGCTGGACAGTTATTACATACAGCCAAACGTTCTTCTTGTAGCTGCTGGTTACTTCTTAAATGCTCAGAAGTCCTTTCGTAAGAATCTACGATCTCCTGATCTAGCTGTTCTTTACTTGGAAAATCAGACATTATTAAGAAATCCTATAGTGAACATCACCACTAGAACCACCAACAGGAGCCGAAGTAGATATTGTTCTAGTCCCAGACCCATTAGAGCCAACTGTAATGCTATTAATAGACGTTCCGGTTATTGACCCACCACTAATAGATACGCTATCTGCATTTTGAGAAGCCAAAGTACCCAGCGAACCAGTTGCGTTATCTACATATTGAGTAGTAGCAATCTTAGTTGAGTTGTCCCCAGCGCTTTGAGTAGGTGCCGTAGGATTCCCTGTTAGTACTGGAGAAGCAGATAATACAACTGACCCCGTGCCAGTAGAAGTAGTAGTTCCTGTACCCCCACTAGCTACCGGAAGTGCTGAAGCTAGAGTTAAAGAAGAAAGGTGGGTAACAGCGTCAACCACATCTGTGCCATTATTAATAAGCAGCATGGTTTTACCCACTGGTACCGTTACACCTGTTTGCCCCGAAACCTTTACCGTACACGCATCTGAGAGGCCGTTGTACACGAGATACATTTTCTCAATAGCGGGTACATTTAAATCCCTAGCCCCACCAGATACACCCGTAAGATTCAATCTCATATTTCTAGCGGTCTGTGTGCCAGGGTTATCTGAAAGAGTCAAAGTTACATCAGCACTAGAAAAAGTTACATTAGCAGTTCCGCCAATAGCCTCTTCAAGCGCTGTACCCAAGTTAGTATTAGTAACAGCCCCCCAAGAATTGAGGTTTTCTCCAGTTGTCATTAACTGAAGTTTTAAGTTTGTTGAGTATGTACTTGCCATTTATAGCTCCTATGCTGCTATCTTTAACCAATTAGCTGATTGTGTATCATCTACTTCTTGCCATCCTGAAGTCTGATCGTCATTAATTAACTGCCAATTCGGGTCTTGACCCGGCACTATTGTATTCCAAACTAACGGCGTGGTTACTAGTCCTTGCGCCGAAACTCCAATTGGGTAGACTTTTGCTCTACCTACAACATCAGCATCTCCGAGTTCTCCACTAGCCTCAACCCCAGTAACTGATATGAGGTTTATGGTTTTAACAGCATATGCTCCAAGGGTAATAGTACCTTCTTCACCCGTAACTGTTACATTTGCTTCACCTCTAGCAACTGCTGTACCTAACGCTCCGCTAGCCTCTACTCCAGTAACCGTTACATTTGCCCCGCTCGTAACAGAAACCGATCCTACACTTGCACTAGCTTCTTCACCAGTAACCGTTACATTTGCATCTGATGTAGTAGTTGCTGTTCCTAACGCCCCACTAGCTGAAACTCCAGTTAGCGTTACATTTGCAGCACCAGTAATAGAGACTGAACCTGCACTTGAAATAGCTTCTTCACCGGTAACTGATACGTTTGTATCGCCGCTGATTGTTGCCGTTCCAAGAGCACCACTGGCTTCTACTCCAGTTAGCGTTACATTTGCGTCCCCGGTAACACTGGTTGTTCCTACACTCGCACTAGCTGATACACCTGTTACTTCTGCATCTATTGCAACTCTAACGACTACAGAACCTAAATCACCACTAGCTTCGACTCCAGTAACCGTTACAGTTGCAGCACCTCTAACTACTGAAGTGCCTAATGCTCCACTGGCTGATACCCCTGTTAATGTTACATTCGCATCCGCCGTAACAGATACGGTACCAACACCACTGGTTGCTGAGAGTCCGGTAGGTGATGCAGACGCATCAATTTGACCATAACCCCAGTAGGCTACGCCATATCTACCCTCACCCCAGTCGCCAGTGGCTGCCATAGCTTAACTACGCAATACGGATGATTGCCGATGTCGCGTCTGCTGTTGGGAAAATAATAACGAAGTCACCGTCTGTAGATGTCTTATCTGCACCAAAATCTAATACCGCAACTGCAGCATTTGGAACTGCTCCAGAAATACCGTCAGCTGATGGTGTGTTGTTATAGATAAGAGCACCACGTGCGGTTACTGATACGTTTGAAAATGTAAGGTCTGCAAAGTCTGCAAAACCCGTGCCAGCAGATGCACTCGTATTGGTTGAAGTAACACCGTTATTGGTTAGGTTCTCTCCGCCAGCCGTATAGTTTGTACCTGATGCTTCGTTGGTAGCACTATAAGCTGTGGTGTTTGCATCAATAGATGCAGATGATGTGTAAAGGGCTAATTTAAATGTGTCTCCAGTAGTGTTCCTAAAATCATGCACTGCTAGCATGAGTTCAGCTTTGAACGAAGTACACATCGCCTGTGTAATTGCCATGTTTGACTCCTTATGAATCTAAGATTGGTATAAGTTCTGGATAACCCGCTTTTTTGAGCTTGTTTGCCAGGGTAACGTTGTGAGACCTCACAGCCTCATTTATATAAAAAATTAAAGTCTTTCGTATATGCTCTTTGTAGGCTTGAGCCTGATCTCTAATAGCCGGATGAGTTTGATCTCCAATAGAAATAATCCTATCAACTGCTCGATTGGCAATCTCTTCTGGAGTAAACCCTCGATTACTTGTTGTTTCTACTCTAACTCCACCACCTAATAAAAAAGCGACTTCATCCATAATTATTTAACCGGGTACCTTATCTGTGGGGTTCTATACATATCCTGACGATTTTTAGCGTCGCCAAGCTCCTTAAGTAATGCAAGAGACTCGTCATACCTCTTCTGATACCCTTGCAATACATCTGCTTCTGACTTCATAAAAGTAGCTGCTTCAAGCAATGACCCATACAAAAGTATAGAATCAAAGTTATCTCCTAACCACGAAGTACCTGCTGTTACAATACTCTCTGGGTAGTAGAAATAATGAAGCTCCGCAGAATAGGCTGAGTTGGGCGTAGGCCCAAGTATAAAAGCTTCCGAATTAAATAACGCATAATGCGTTGGAACCCCAGTGCTACCAGGGTCAGGGAAAGATTCCCGAATAAAGTTTACGTCTTTATTGAGTAGAAACGTTTGAGCTCCGTCAGCATCAATAACCGCAAGAGAATAAACAGACAGAAAATCTGCTGGTACACTCAAGTACTTATTGCCAGAGGTCATATTGCCGGTAACGTTTTTCCTAAAATCCGGTAACTGAATGGCGTTATAAACGCGCTGCTCAGCCTGTTGAATAAACGTATCTATCTGCTCTTTGCTAGTAAAAGTCGTAGCGGAAGCAGAAGTGTCATTTACCGATGTGTTAGGAAACGTATTCTCAGCGTAACCTTGAATCGTCTCAAATAAAGTAGCGTAGTTCATTAGGCTGTTCTTTTACTGAATCCAGTTCCTTTAGTAGCTGCACCTGCACCCCTTACCTTCTGGGTCTGAGTATTAGCTACGTTGTTTGGATAACCTGCTGTATTTGGTACAGGCACTTCTTTTGGTTGTGTATACTTGTTAGTGTCTTTCATGACAACTCCTTAACTGATTGTTACTGTTACCGTACCGATTGCACCATCGGCTTCTAAATCGTCTTCAAGTCCCGTTAAATTCAATTGGTTATCTAAACCTACAGGATTCCAACCCCATTGTATATCCCTTGACTGAGGGTAGCTATTGTCTGGTCTGGGGTTGCGTAAAGCCTGTGGATCGTCTACAGGGTACATACCTAGCTGTAACTGCGGTTGATCCGGTTCCCAGCATGAACGACATACCAGAATATTAACGTTTTTGGTCTTAATTGTTAGCTCTTTTAACTCCTTAAGCTTATATTGAAACCCACAACGGTCGCATTCCGCTATCGCTTTCTTGCCAGTAGCATATTTATTAGGCATAGCTACCCTTAATAGAACATCTCTCTAGGAGCCAGTCTCAATGAGGCTTTGTCTCTATCCTCAGTAGAAGCCAGGTTCCACTGCTCCTCGTAAGCCATTTTCAGCATTTCAATACGGTTCATAGCCTCTGGTATCTTAAGCGATAGGTAATAAGCCAGTCCAGCCACCATACAAGGCAGGAACCTAAATGGGATATCCTGAGTATTCACGCCATTACCAGCATCCTGAATGCGTCTAAGTCTCCAGTATACGAACGTATAGTAGTTAGTTTGATCCGGCGCAGGCCACACGTTAATTGTTGGGTAAGCAACTCCACTAGGTTCTGTAGCCCCAGATTGCCTGTCCACCCATACCTGTATTGGCCTACCCTGAGCGTTTTTGTTAGGTATAGTGGAGTATGTAGAGGAGCTGATACGAGTAATATTTATATCGCTTTGATTTTGCCCCGTTCCGGTTCGCACTACGTGATCCAACAAATCAATAGTATCGACAGGTAAATTGTATGAAATAGTACCCTGCGTAAGAGCAATGGTACCTTGATCGACCGTCCATAAATTAATGCCACGATTAGCCCATTCTATAGTTAATAGATTCAATGACCGTCGAGCAGTACGCATATCATAACCAGTACGTAGCTCAGACCCACAACGCTCAAATGCCTCTTCTACAAGGTTATTGAGATCTAGGTTAAAAGTAGTTGTATTTGTAGTTGTCATTTCATTTTCTTCAAGGTTTGAGCAAGCCTAGCTCGTTGCCCCAGTTTACCCGGTTTTTTGGCTGCTGCCGCTAGTTTTTTAGCCGGAATTTTCTGCCCTTTTTTAACACCTAAAGCTTGTTTTAAAGCCCCAGGTTTCTTTATAGCATCCTTAATCCAGTTCTTTGCCATACAACCTCCTACAGTAAGTGTATGTATTTAGATAGAATAATAGCCGCAATACCAAAAATCAAATA